AGGTCAAAAACTCCTCGGTTGGTTCTCGATTGTGTTCCGGTTTCGACAAAAAATCCTGAAATAGTGTTGACACTACCCTGCGCCCGGTGTATTTTCCGACCGGTCAAAAAAGCAAATTCCTATCCTTTGCAGACAACAGCAGGCTGTGCAAAGCTGAAATCAGCACCAAGAACGGCAAGGTTTCGTCCATAACGTTCAAAAACTTAGCCGGGAATAAAGGGCTTGCGCCGGATGAACTTGCCAACTTCAAAGAGTTTGTGAATGCTAAGGCCGCTGAAATAGTGGAGAAGTGGGCGGACGCTTTTCTTTGGCACAAGAACTTGAAAACCCAAATAATCAGTAAAAAGGTGAAATAGCCATGAATGCTGAAATTGATGAAATCGACATAGTGACAGCCGAATATGTTGACGGCTATCGGATAAAACTGGCCTACAGTGATGGCCACGAAAACATAATTGATCTTGAACCGTTTATGAGGAAAACAGGGCAACCGTCTGTAAAAAAATACCTCAAAGTCGAAAAGTTCAAGCAGTTCAGAATTACAGGCGCAGGGCTTGACTGGAATGATATGGAAATGTGCTACCCTCTGGAAGACCTGTACAACGATACCATTATAAAAAAATAGTTGAAAAACAATCGGGTCGCGTGAGGATGATTTATGAGTGAGTGGTGGCGAGAGGCGATAGAAAAGGCGCAGACCTTTCAAGAGATTGAAGCGGTGTTTCACCGGTTATGGCCGGAACTGGCAAAGAATCGAGAAGCTGTGACTTCAAAGCTGACTGAAACTACCGCCAGCGAAGGTGCCGCCATTTATAAAGAAATGCAACCGGCAGCGAGAAAAGCCATCGAACATGATTATGACGAATGGCTTATAAAAGCGTTGTCGAGTAGCAAGCCAAAGCGCGACTATGCCTTGTTGGGTGCAATGGATGAAAAGGACGTAGCTTTTCTTGAAGCAAGGGGGAATAAGCCGGATAATGCAGCAATTATCATAAACGACCGGCTTATATCTGGGCAAAAAGCAGAGCGGCACAAGATTAGAGGCAATGCTCTCACTGTTGCAGAATGGGGAATATTGCCAAAAGTTGTCAATGATCCTGAGCGAGTGCTGTACGATACAACAGACGGGAAATTGCTTTACGTATACCCTTCACTGACTGATCCAAGGCATATCAAAGTTGTTGTAGAGCAAGGCGTGTATGATAAAAAGCTGAAGGGTTCCAATAATGTAGTAAATACGGTATTTAAGATAGACGGCAATGCTTTGGAAGATGAAGTGAGATATGAGAGGGTGAGATGAAAACAAAGGCGGCTAACGGAGGGTCGGACGTTCCCTCATACAATGGCTTAGAGCCACTCCGCAGGCACTCCGAATTTCCTGCTGTCGTTAATCGCCTTATCTGTTGATTCCATTGTAGTTCCGGCTTACTTCATTGTCAAACTTTTTTCTTGACAACCCAGCCGGGATTTGTGTAGGGTACAGCTCAATGAGGATTAGTAACCCTCTTACGAGCGGCCCACGCTCCCGTCAGTACGTGTTTTTTTGTGTCCAAAATCTAAAATGTCTAGGTCGGGAGTGGGCTAATACAACAGGATTTATCCGAATAACCCATCCGTCTCGTAACGGTTACTAGCTCCCGGCCTACTTTTCCCGAGTACGCTTATAGTAAAAATACGAGGTAACACCATGTCAAATCCCATCCCAGCAGTATTCCAGTTTGAATCCCACACAGTAAGAACCATCGAAAGAGACGGAGAAGCCTGGTTTGTAGCAAAGGACGTTTGCGATGTGATAAACATTGCCAATGCGACATCGGCTTACAGCAGAATTGACGAGGACGATAGGGGTACCGCTTTAACCGACACCCCCTCCGGTCAACAAAACATGACAATTATAAACGAATCCGGCCTGTATTCCCTCATCCTCCGTTCTGACAAGCCCGAAGCAAAGCGTTTTAAAAAATGGGTGACTTCCGAAGTCCTACCCACGATCCGCAAGCACGGCCACTACACCGCCGCGCCTCAGCTCCCCGCCCTCCCGCAGACTCCTATGGAAATGTTCTTGCTGGCAGCCGACGCAATCAAGGATTTGAACAGCCGCACCTTGCTGATCGAATCCCGCACGGCTCAGATCGAAGATGTCGCACTCGAAGCCGTCCAAAAATCAGAGCAGGCCGTGACCACCCTTGACGACTACCTGGCGACTCGTCCGCTGTCGCATACCCAGTGCTACGAAATCCGGTTTGCTACCGAGCGAAAGAAAAAACAACTTGCCGAGAAGTATTCCATTCCAGCCGGTGGCACGGTATACGCCGGGCTGTACAGCTTCCTTAAACATCACTTCAAAGTGAACACTTATACCGGCATTCCGTCTGCCCGGTTCGAGGAAGCGTTGATGATTATCAACAACATCACGCTTGACCAGCTCTCGGACAACGTTAAAAATGCCGTCCCTAAAGCAAAAAAGGGGGGTGCGAAATGAGATTTGCAATCCGCGCTATCAAGATAAGACTGTTCAAGCGTACCTTGCGGAATCGTGCTGTAAGGCGTTGTATCAACTCTGTTTGTCTGGGGGTGAGGGCATGAACGAGATCGACGTTGCACAACTGGAAGAGATGAATACCACACTCAGTTACCTTTCCAGCGCTCTTGAAACACTGGGGTTGGCGATCAGCTCAATCACTGATGAAAGAGAGGTGATCCTTCCCAAGTGGGCATACATACGTATTAACGGGTATGGTTCCACGCTACAGTGTCTCAGCAAGATGACGCTCGAACTCAGTAACGAAGCGGAAGCATGGCAGAATATGGCAAACAAACCGACAGCAGTACACATGCCGCCAAAAGCGACGCTGTGCGGCAGTGACCTTGCGGGGAAGATGGCAATACTTGAAATGTCTCTCGGTTATATGCTGAACACGCATAAGGATTTTCACCCGGCACACTCCGAGTACCTAGGTGCTTTTGAGTTGTGCTGTGAGATTCGGAAACAGCTTGATGGAGGTGCATTATGACAACAACAGAAGCGGCCAAGCATCTGGGCGAGTGCGTCAGTCGTCTGGAGTTCGTCATTGAAACAGTCAGTAACGGCACCGACCTTGACGGCACATCAACCGCCCGTTTCGGTATGGGGCTGATCCTCCGCGATCTGGAGGAGCGACTGTCAGGTATCAGGAACGGCATAGGGACGATGTAGTCCAGACAAGCAAGCCCCTCCCGGAAACGAGAGGGGCTTTTGCTTTTATCCTCTTTTGTCTTCTTTCGTACAATTCACCGCAATACCTTGTCGTGATAGCTTTGCGCCATGAGTTACCCTAAACTTCCATATTCAATCCGAATTAAAACCCTTGCCGCTATCATCTGGATGATCTGGGAAGATACAGCATGGGACACGCCCTCCCCTGTAACCTATAACTCTGATTTTGAGCCCGCCATTGACGAACTTAAGGACTTCTTCAAACAGAATCCTGTTGGCTTCCAAGGATATTTGGTTGACGATGTTGACCTGGCTTCACCTATTGATATTGCTGATATTCTTGGCAAGCATAAAGGTGGGGTTGTCAGGGATTTTGAAGTTATCGGCTGGATACCTGAAGAGCCGGTTTCACCTCCTGATGAAGATGCCATTGACGATGATGATTTTGATGAAGACGGCGACGAGCCGCCCGTCGCGCCTGTCCTTGAATTTATTCCACAAAACACAAAAATCAGATTGCCGTTCATTCTGGAAGATACCGGAGAGACTGTATTCATTGAAACCGATGCACAAGAGGCTCTTGACGAATCAAAAAGGGAAGTTGCTATTTTGGAGTCTATTTTAAGTCGTATGGAGTCCTGATAAATGGTGTCAACTCGCAGAATAAGTATAGCGGAGCTGGAAGGGAAAACGGCATTTGACGCAGCAGGCAAGCCGTTGTCCCCGCGTGAATATATTTGCCCTATCACAGAATCAGGAGATACGCTCATCCCACCCTCCGTGAGCGTTACTCCTGAAGCCGGGGTCGAGCCGTCAGTAAACCCTCCTCCTACTGACATTGCTCCCCCGGCGAATATCCCTGTAATTGTTGAAGCACCGATAATCAATGTTGCTCCGTCCGATGTCATTATCCGGCCTGAAATCATCGTACAGCCGCAAACGGTAACAGTGGCCGCACCTGATATGCAACCGATAGCCGATGCTATTTCAGATATGCGTGACACAATTCTGGAAAGTATCCGGCCTGTTGTTATTCCAGCCCCAATAGTGAATTTTGAGCCACAGCAAGCGGTTGATTTTGCCCCGCTCTCTGAAGCCATGCATGAAATCGCAGAAGCCGTAAAGAATAAGCCGGATCACAGTGAGGCAATCATAGGACTTCTTTCAGCGATAGCCAGCAGACCGCATACAACCGGTTATTCGTTTAAAATAATCCGTGATTCACACGGTGATATTGACGATGTGCAAGTATTGGTAAACAGAGAAACAACACCTTAAAGGAGCAATCACATGGCAAAAACGTACACAGCAAGCGCAATAGGCGCGGCATTCGCTTCAAACAAATCACTTCTTGGTTTATTGAACTCTCATGCAACCCGCAAAATCAGGGTTTACCGAGTGTGGCAACTCAATAACCAGACCGCCGCCGTTACCGGCGTTCTTACGTCGTGTGCTCTGCGTAAAATCAGTGCCCTTTCTGGCGGCACAGCCGTCACTCCTGTTGCTCACGACACAGCCAATGTCACCGCTGACCTCACATCTATTTCCTGTATTACCGGGGGCACGTTCACTAACACCGCAGACAACATGCTGAGACAATGGATGTGGTCAGGCGACGAACCGACTGTTTCTTCGGCAACGTCTGACGAGTTCCAGTGCATTGTGCCGCTTATGTGTATATGGGATTCTACTGGCGACGCGAACATTGAGCCTATTACGCTGAATACTGGTGAGGGTCTGCACGTTATCCAGCCAGGCGCAAACGCCGTCGGCATTTCTGATATTTTCATTGAATTCACGGTTGCCTAACAATGGCAAAGTGCCAATATCGCATATCAACCGATTCGTCAGCTACCGACAACTACGGTTTTGCCTATCTGGTCATCATGAACCCATCGGGGAGTGGTAAAAAACTCACCCTGCGTTCACTCGAAGTACAGTCTCATTCCGTCAACATCGCAGCAGGAACGATACCAATAGACCTGCTGCAATGCGACGGGCCATTGACCGGCGAGGATATGTTGAAATGTTCAGTAGAGCTGGATTCTTCCGCCACTATTCCCTCAACAGTGGTGGTGCGAAGAAATGCTATTGCAACGGCATACACCAACGTACTGAGATCGTTTAACGCTGGCAGACAGGGCGGTGCAGTTGGCAATCAGAACCGCCTTTTAATGGGGACACCTACGACTATCGGCAACCGAAAACTGGCGGGTTCGTATCGCTCCCCCACGGGTGCGTCGTCAAGCGTGGTGGAAGCTATCACCGTCCGACAGGGAAAAGCAGTTGCGGCAGTTATGAGACAGACAAGCATAGCCGCAGGCCAGTGCATCAACCCTATGCAGGTATCGCTGACATTGTCAATCAACGGCAAAACTATCGTCTACCGATTTATGGCGACAACGTACCCAGGGCAGGCATTATTCAGTCTGGAAAATAACGGCACCTATACGGTTAGGCTGCTTAATTACGGCATTGTGGATGTCGGCACAATAGACACCCCTACGTTGCAAATTGTGCCAGTAGGCCAACTTTATGCCCCAGATGTAAACGACACCAGCAAAACACAGATCAGTGTGTACAAGATGGATAGCACCTACCCCGATCCCTCCGCCTCCATGAAGGTGTACTCAAACATCGGCTTTATTCCTTACGGAGTACCTGAAATAGCCATTGCTCAATCATCGGCGGCAACGCCGCAGGGCATGAATTATCTGCACACACGCGATTTCTGGGGACCTATGTATCGCAATATGCTGGTTGAAGTCGCTCACATGAAATCGGCAGGCATACCGGATACGCTTGGAACGAGCTATAGCCACCGACGTTGCGACCTGTTTGGGCGCAAATCAGGAATAACTCTGAATCAGGGTGAGGGTATCGCAATTGTCAATTCGGCGGAAACCGCTGTCGGCGTACAAGCGGCATTTGGTGGCTGGCCTGCGCTCAGTTTTGCGGCTCACGTAGACGTAGAACCGGCGACAACCCCGTATGTGACGCTGACAGGATTGTTGACAGGTAGCGACATAGTGGTGTTGCAGGCAGGAACCAGCACAGAATACACAAGCGCGGATTCTTACGGATCATCCACATTCGCGTGGCCGTACGATTATGCAGCCGGGATGTTCTGCGACGTGTGCGTTTACAAAGCCGGGTATTTACCCTTCACGATCAGGAATGTTTCAATGTCACAGACTGGAGTTGCAATACCAGTGCAACAGGTAATTGATCGAGCGTACTCATGACATACAGAATTATAAGCACAACCGACGGTCAGTTTATTGGCGAAGAATTCACCGATACGTTCCCTATTCAATTGGGAACTTTCGAGTTTTCACCGGATCAGCCACCCATTACGCTTGGAGAGAAGAGCAAGCGGTTCTTTAACTCCAATTATTCTATTGATACAAGCGAGGTATAAATCATGGCAAAAATTACGTCAAAAGCGTCGCTGAATGTCGGGGTTGAGTTAACAGTCAACACGGCGACAAAGAAGATCACCCTGAATGTGGCCGGTAACTTGGTGGCTAAAGACGGGTGCGCGTTTCAGGCTCTTTACAGTAAGTTCGTAGACTTGTGGACTACGGCGGCTTACAACGATTTCCCGTTTCCATTCTACGCGCTTGACGTTCTTTCCGGGCAGTATCTTGTCGGTACGGATGGGGCAACCTATAACGGTTGGACATTCGCAGATGATGCGTCCAGGGGTTATCTGCGTGACGGCGGATGGTCTGAGTACACGGCTGGTGGGGTGCTTGCCAGACAGTACGCCGGTATCGTTTCGCTCGGTTCGGTTTCGGCAGGATCACAGCTTTACTACCAAACGACCGCAACCGGAGTGCCGGTCAACTTCCTTTATACAGATGCCGTCAACCAGGGCGTTCAAGTTTACGGTGATATTGCCGCTGATGCTGCCACAACTACATTTGACACCAGAACCTTTTTTAAAGGTTTTGTTCGAGAATATGCCAAGAAATACAAGGACTCGGTACTTGCCGATACTGGTAAAACGTCAACAGGCGCGAATCTGGTTAACGTCCTGTTGGCTAATGAAACAGACCTTGATATTACCAGCAATGATGCCGGTATTACAGCGGCACCTTACAGCGAAATAAACGTCAAGTATTTTGCTTCAGCCTTTAATAAAGATATTGACACAACTGGCACTCCAAGAGCTTTCGGAATAGTTGTAGATGTCGGCACACATTCAGGAGTAGACGGTGCCGGAGCCAATGGAGCCTTGGCAATGACCACAGCAGCCGCCGGAGTAACGATGGCTAACTATTACGGCGGAAAACTAACAATCCACAATGGCCCGGCCAAAGGTATTTATACTATTGCCGGTTCCGGTGGTACTGCCACTTCAATTCCTATCACTACTGGGTTATTGGGTATCGCTTCAGGTGCCGGCTTTACTCTTCAAAGAGCTTCAGCAGTTACGGCGACTCTCCAGCAGATTTACACCAAAATTCAATATCAGCTCAGACAGAGTTCTGACATCAACGGTCTTGCTTCAGCTGGAGCCGTAACAGGTAAAACCGGCTCACTGTTGTTGAACTTCGTCGGCTCTGCCCTTAAAGCAGGATTCTACGCACCAACCAACCCGAACGGCGGCGGAACAGGCGTTACCGTCATGGGTTATTCTGCTGCTGACGTGAACTCTTTCACCTCCTATGACAACACCGCCGCCGCCCGCGACTATCCGTACTCTTCAGCCGGTTCGCTTAACAGCAACAGCAACCTTACTACAGGCGGCACTGGTTACTATCGTATGTATTTCACCACGAACCCAGCCGGTAACTATGGATCGGCAACAGCGGTAACGGTTAATGATGCGTCAGGCAGTCCGATTGCCGGAGTAATCTCAGGCGCAACGATTAACTTCACCTTTGACTACACGGGCAACATTCAGGGTGGCAGAACAGGCGGAACAGATGCAGCAGTAACTATTGTTGCGGGTAACGCCTCAAAAGCGAAGCCAGTGGTTGCAACGGGACTTCTGACGGCCTCCAAGGCTATTTCAATATCACTGGTTGCTGAAACTGACAGAGCATACGCATAACGGGAGCCGCTTGTGGCGATAGTGTTTGACGGCCCGAACAAGATGATCAGTCTCACCGCCAACTCTCTGAGCGTAACAGACCTCTGGAGTAGATGGTGCGACTGGTCAGCAGTTTCGGACAACAGTAAATATCTGCCAGCATTTAAGCAAGTAGGTGGTGATCCGATTGACCTCACAGCCGGAACCTCGATCCCTATTTATTGTTTTATGCAAAACGGCTGGAAAATAAAACCGCAAGAATCAACCATACTCTCAGCGTAACGGGGGGGGTATTGCTGGTTGAAGGCGGCGGTGATCCGTTCGTAAATACAACCGGAAGTTTCATAGTTAGGATCAATTACAGCCAGCCGGTACAAGCAATCACAGTAGCAACAGGCGGCGGTTTACCTGGAGCAAGCGCGGCAGATATTTGGAACCACGCTGTTGAAGGAACATTCACGGCAGAGCAAGTGTTGCGCCTGATGGCTTCAGTCCTTGGAGGCAAATTGACAGGGGCAGGAACGGGTAATGAAGTATTCCGCGACTTGTCGGATACAAAAGACCGGATTAACGCCCAAATAGATAATTCAGGAAATCGTACTGCAATAACACTGGATGTAAGCTGATGATCGGCTCCCGATACTTTGCGGGAAAGTATTTCAGCAGTCGCTTCATGGGAGGGATTCCGCAACATGAAGTAGTTACCTTTACTGTTGTTCCTGGTGTCCCTATGCGTGGCGGAAACTTGATGGACTTATTCAAGGGGGCGGCGCTAATGCAGGCGAAGCGTAAGCGGAAAGACGAAGAGCTTTTAGGGATTATCTGCATGTTTACCGTACTAGAGGATGAAAATAATGGCTTACTTTGATTTTTATGCAGGGGAAATACCTGATCAGCAGATTGAAGAGCTGGATAGTATAATGGCTGTCTACGAAAAAGCCGGAGTACGTCCGTTTGATGCGGCATTGCAGGCAGTGCGCGATATGTTGGTGCGGGCGCAAAATAACAAGGTGGAAATTGAGCGGCTTATTTTGGAGGCAGCAAAAGGAACCGGTAAAAAGTTCATGGGCGGTAAGCTAGTTTTGCAGCACAGCAGAACAATGGACGCAGGCGGCATGGAGTTACATTACCTTCGTCATATTACATACAATTCGGTTGGTGGCATTGAATCGGAAACATATTCTGACGATTATGGTTTTGGTATTACGGCGAAAACATTGCCAGAACTCAAAAAGAAAATGTCGAAGCATGGGAAAGTTGTGGAGTCTATCTTGCTGCTGGCGGAGGATGAAGATGTTGAATATATCTTTGAATCTACCCAACCGAATGAGTTTATAAAGGCTCCAAATGGTTCAATAAATTTCGGTGAAATAACGGCGCAAATTTCAAACGAGATACACAGGCAAGCGGGGTTTATTCGTCTACGTCAAGGTGATGCAAAATACGGTGAAACGCACATCAACAGGAAAGACCGTTTGAAACAGTTGCGGCAGAATAATTATGAAGAGGCAAAGGTTGTCGCCTTTGACTTGGCGCAACATTACAACGCTATTTACAAGGGAGATGGCAGGACACTCTTGTTGGTAAAAAAACAAGGGTTAGTGGTTCTTGGATACATACAACTTGAAGCAGCTGAAGATGGGGATTATTACGATATTAAGAGCGCGTTAGTTTCAAGAGCAGACTTCCTAAAACACAAAAAACCACTTTGGGAAAGGGCGCAGTCCAATCAGAGTCTTTCGACTCCCCCTAGCGCGGTCACGGGCCAAAGCGATTCTTTGTCTGTATCTGAATCAACTTTACCGCCCGACTTCCATAATGTCAAGCCGATTCTTGAAGCCGCCTTTGACTATAAAGCCGAGATTGAGAAGGCGACTACTTTTGAGGAGATCAAGGCAGTTTGGGCGGTGCTGTTTCCGGCAAAGGAACCAACTGTAGTGAAGGCTTCACCAAAACTTGACGAACTCAGAAAATGGCATAACCGGCAAGCTCCGTATGGTGCTGTTACCCTTGCCCGAAAGTTCGTAGAAAGCGGAGACACAAGAGATGTTCCTGCATTTGTTGACCGCGCTTTTAATTCCGGCCCTGGTCGATCTTTTTACGACAACAAGGCTGTCGCTACGCGTATGGCAATAGCAAAAGAAATAGATGGAATAAAGATCAAAATAGCAGGATTGAAAGCCAGTGTTGCAGACGTTTACGAATACAAGAATGAAAAAGTAATGGAGAAATACCTTGTCGATACACAAACCGAAATTGACTTTTATCAGCAGGTTGTTATTCGTCAACTTGGTAAACTGAATCAATACATCCAAGAACGCTTCGCATAGATACCTATCAACTTTCATATTCCAAACCTTTTTATCTCATTTTGTTGCATTTGGTGCAATTCCCGCATTGTCTTTTCTTCTGTATCGTTAAGACAATATAGACGTCTGTTTACGCAATTCATAAAGGCGCACCATGGCAAAAGATATTGATTCAATAGAAGAATTCGACCACCTGTTTAGGGGCGATCCGGCAGGGCTCGCTATTCGTGCCGGTGCATCCGGTCTCGAAGATCGTATTCAGGAATGGCTTGCTACACCCGAAGGTACGGTAGCTGATATTCCGTGGTGGGGCAATCAGCTTTCTTTTTTGAAGCATGAGCCACAAGGGGTTCATTTGGAGGTTTTGGCAGAGATGTTGATAGCCAAAAAACTGCCAAGTGACATTCGTAATATCGTAATGAAGAGCGTCCGCGTGGTGAATACAGAAATCGACTTGGTGAAAATATTGATTGAATACCAATACGGGGTGTATATCGGGGAGGTTGTACTGTGATTACTCGCGAAGAAGCAGCAACCTATTTTCGCAATCTTATAGGTAGCAAGGCCAGCTGGCTGAATCTGAAAGAATCGCAGTTTGTTGGCCACTTGTCGGTGTTCGTTTCATGGTGTTTGCGTGAAGCACTTTGGAGACTTGAGCGGATTGAGCAGGAATTCTTTATCAGTACGGCTTTAAACGATGCTTCTATCAGGGCGCATGCCGAAGATCGTGAATATATCCCGCGTAAACGCAAACCTGCAACTGGAACTGTAACGGTTGTCAATACAGGAGAAGCAGCTCTCTCATTCCCCGCTCTTCTTGATCTCTCATCAAATGACGGCACCCCCTATCTTACTACAGATGTAGTTGAAACATTACAGCCTGGCGAAAGCGTGGTTATCGGTTGTCAGCAATCTGAATTACAAACGATTACTCATACGGTTACAACAGAAGAACCGTTTTATCAATTCACGCTGGATTCGGATATCTCGGCGCAACTGGCGAGCTTCTCTGTCTTGGTACAGGAATCTGCTGCTGACAACTTCGAGCTGTGGTCTCTTGCTCGCTTGTTCCAAAATAGCTACCCGGACAGCAAAGTTTTTGACGAATTTTATACACATCAGGGAAAAACCGGTATCCGCTTTGGTAATGGCCTTTTTGGGGCGATACCACAGCAAGGTGCCGAAATCAAAATAGAAGTTGTTCTGACAAATGGCTCTACAACGCTTATGCCTGAAACACAGCTATCTCAGGTTGTCACTGATTATCCTTGTACTATCACCGTTCATGAGACCATCTGGAATGGCGGAGAAGCGGAGTCGATCAAAGAGATGAAGAACAACCTGCATTATTGGGCAACCTACAACGAAAAGCTTATCTGGGATGATGACTACACGTTTTTTATGAAACGCCATATTTCAGGAATAGTTTGGTGTAAGGCGTGGGGTGAAGCTGAAGAAGAGGCACAAAGCGGGTTTAAGCTGCATAATATAAATAGGATTTTCCTTACCGGTTACGCTCCGGATAATACCGCTTTAGACGGTCAAGTCCTTGGACTTTTGAGCAACGTCCATTTGCTCAATCGTAAGTTCACATGGGTAACACCTATTTTCACGCCTTACTCACTGATTATTACTGGCAAAGTTACTCGCACAACTAACATTACAACAGCGGAGCAAGCTATCAGAAACGCTCTGGCCGCCGATTATAGCAAGGATTCACCTACTCGGATAGATACCGTTTTCGTGAAAGATTTTTACCGGATCATTGAAAGCACCGGCTATTTTTCTGGTACGAACGCCCGTTTTGAGGTTGTCGTAAATGGTTCGGTAGTGCCAACACAGTTACAAGAGATGGTTTATCTGGATATGAGCACAACTGCCATCAATCTGACCTACGCATAAAAGGATCGCAATGCTCAACTGGCTTACAAAAAGGCTCTCCCCTGTCAAAAAAGATTCTTCCCGGTGGGTAGATTTGTCCAAGTCGTTGGAAGAGACTTGGGAGACTCATTTTAACCCCGGTTGCGATGCTCTTGCCGGGTTGAAGTCTATTTATACCTCCAGTGAGGAAGGGCAGCGTAAAAAGCTGGCAGAATACGGCGAACGGTACGAGAAAAACCTTGCAGCAAAACACCTGCCTGTTGCTCTTGCTATGCGTAAATTGGAGATGCTGCAAAAAGATACCGCTTTTCCTTCTGAAATGATGATTATCCGGTCTCTTGGCAGCACCGCAGAAAACCCAGTTAAGCCGCTGTATGCGCTGTCAAGCGAGCCTTACGGTACATATTTCTATACAGATGAACAACTGGCAGAAATAGGGGTAACGGCTGACTATAGCAATATCGAATATCAGGCGGTAAGGCAAGTTGACGGCACATGGAAATTAACCGTCCCGGCAAGCGTACAGCTTGGCAGGGCTCTGCCGTTTCTGACTTCCCGTGTTGGTGTTTGTGTTGATTTATCAGAATTGGTTGTACCGCCTGATGTGTTGCAGATCAAAGAAGATTTCGCATACTTGAAACCCCTCCATATCGTGCTTGACCGCCTCATATTTGTTATCAACATGCAAATAGATATCAGAGTACAGCACTCCTATTACCTGTTTATGGAGAAGAGCCTTACGCAGTACGTTTCGCGCAACAAGCGGATTGATGGTAGTTGGAAGCTTGGCAGTCAGATTCTGCATGAAGCGCGAAGTATTGACGGTTCGTGGAAATTACAGATAGGTATGAATCTTGGTCAGTATTACACAAATGGTACTGTTTACGCGACACTGAGAGATTTGAGGATAGCTACTGCTGGCATTCTGACAAAGCAAATTGAACGACCTGACAACTACCTGGCTGCGCGGCTGTCGGAAAGCCATTTGCGCTTGGATAAGACATGGAAGGTTGGCAACAACCGGATACTTACGCTTGTTGGCGGCACGGAGGTAAACAAGCGGTCAGACGCTCCCGTAAACACACGGTCTGAGATAGTCCACTCGTTTAAGGGCGAAATAGTCTATCCGAAAAATCCCGTTAAGATTATCCCACTTATCACATTAAGCCCAGGTTGGAGAATAAACGGATCGTGGAAGTTGGGACAACCGGCACTAGCTCCTAAAAAACTAAATGGGTCATGGCGTATTTTAACCCCAGGGGTTAAGGCTGAGTCAAGTAAACACCTTTCATTGCATGGCTATATCCATGCAATGAGCACCGTACTAGACAAGGGGACTCGCCTGGATGGGTTAAGCCGTCTTGACGGATTATGGAAAGTGGGCGCCGGTCTCGCAGGCATAAGCCTTAACGGCACATGGACGGTTGGCGGCGGTAGAAGGGTACGGCTATTCAGTGGCAAAACCATTTCAAAATCAACAGAGCTGTCATCGCCGATAATTGCCTTAGCATCGTCGAAATGGGACAAGTCTTTTTTTATACAATATGCCTCCAACAATACTCGGCTCGGCAAGCTCGTAAGCTTGAACGGCAGTCGGCTTAATGGTGGCTGGCGTGTAGGAGAACCGGCAAGCAGTAACACAAGACAGCTAAACGGTACATGGAAAATACGTTTTAACGACGGGGTTAAATCTCATACGTCAGGAGCGCACATACTGGGCGGAAAATCACTATCTGTAAGTGTGCGAAGGCTTTCAAGCGGCGCGGCCAGAATAGCAGCGACACCGCGACTGCTGGATGGAAAGTGGCGAGTAGGTGCGTATAATAATTTGAATGGCAGATGGAAACTGGGTCAGCCGGGTATCAGGCTCTCGTCTCCAAAACTCACGGGATTTGGTCTCTATCGGTTAGATGGGAATTGGACGCTGGGAACACATGCCTATAGCAGATTAGATGGATCATGGAAGGTGGGAGAAGCATACGGCCCAAGCGCGGAATCGTGGATTAATATCACTAGGTCACATCACTAAAAATAAAAGGAGAAACAAAATGGCAGAGGCAACCACAACTAACAATTTCAGGCAGAGACTTGCAAAGCACATGTTCGACGGGACTGTACTCCCCCAGGCAACGCAGATGGCGTTTGGCGACGGTGGGCACACTGGCTTGAGCCCTAAGACAGCGGACGCAAGCAGGACTGAGCTTTACCATGAAGTGCTACGCAAATCACTATCAAGCATCGTTCAGGAAGATGTTTACTCAATGACCGGCACCGGCAGAATTGAAGTTTCAGAGCTGATAGGCATTTCAATCTCTGAGGCCGCTCTTCTGGATAGCGCGGGTAATATGCTTGGATTCAGGAACTTTGCGCCCAAAGTCAAAGAATCCGACGAGACATACGATATAAAAATCAAGCTTAAATTCTAACGGAAAGGACACAAGACCATGACAACCTTTGATTATGAACAATTCAACAAAAAGGGCTTAAAAGATGTTGTCAAATACTTCGATAAAAAGGCTTTGCCTGTTAAAGAAGTGCGCGGCAACAACATACCCAAGCGGGAAAACGGCTTTCAGGTAAAGTCAGCAGAGATTGAGTTTGAAAGCGGTCAGGTGTTGCTTGTAAAGGCGAAACCCCAGGCACCGGCGTTTTTTCAAGTGAAGCTAAACAACAAGGTGCTGGCAATCAGAGATTACAAACAACTCGATAACGAATTGAGAGAGATTGCTATATATGTGCAGGAGAATGAGCCTAAATTCTCCAAAAATCAGGAAAAGGCAGCGGCAAAGCAGAAGATAAAGATCGATCTTCCCCCGGCTGTCAGTACAACCGTTGCCGAACAGACAGAGGCATTACAGGCCGGGCTTGCCGAGTTGCAGGGACAGAGTGAAGCCTTGACAAATCAGGTTACAGAGATAACTGCGCAAGTCAGTCTAAAGAGCAGCATGCTTGCCGATCTGCAAAGTAAACTGGATGCTGAGAAGGCCGTTACGGTAGAACTTGAAGCGGCTATTGAGAAGGCGAAAAGCGGAATCTTTGAGGCGGCTGGTAACTCCGTCAATGACCTGGCGGCAAAGCTGTTGAAAACTACCGATATGAAAGACATAGAGACAGTGATAGCTTTTTTGGTGAAGTCTTTCCGCTTGGCACAACCGGCAGCGGATAAGATTATTGGCATGTTGGCTGGCATTAAAAAAACAGGCGGCATGGTGAATGAGTCGGCTCTTGAATCGGTTGTAACGATTGCACAGCTACAGGAGATTTGTCAGTTGGTACTTGAGGCGGCTGAAGACGTAACAGAGAGCTGTAAAGACAAAAAGGAGGTTGAATAACATGACCATTTCCAACAACCCATTTGAGTGCGGTAAAAAACTCAAAACCGGCTTTGATTATTTTGCGAAAGGTTTCAGCAAAAACGATCTGGTAGACGTGTTCTATCACCTGATTTCAGATAGACGCCAAGGGCAGTTACTGCTTGAAGCTGCTGAATTCTGTGATGTTGACGATATGTACAACCCCGGCGAAGAGATTGACGATAGCTCAGACCGCTTATCTACCTCCGAAGTGATGATCCTTGAGGCGGTTCGCGTTCGACAGTTTGCGCAAACAGCAAAAACGATGGCGGCTTTACAGCGTGTTCTAAATAAAAAGCTGGAATCACTTGGCGATATTACAGCCGGTGAAGCGATCATCGGCAAGCCTAAGAAAACCGGTCTGTTTGCAAGCGTTACAGTACAGTTTCCGCTCTCAGATGGCCAGACGCTTTCGATTATCTTTCACAGTCCCGAAGGCAACAAAATGAAAATCACTGCAAGTGATGAGATTCTCGCTTTCCGGTGGCTTTTGAATAAGCGGGATATAACGGTTGCGGTTGCGCCCGACAGCGCTGAAGAGGGTAACCTCCCCGGACTTCCAGCAGCCGGTAAAGATGTGAGCCTAGAAGACGTGGGAATGCGTTGCGCTCAACTGATTTCAAAAAACAGCGCAAGGTTTGCTGCAAAATCGGCTGAATTAGTGGCAGCAAAAAAGTTGAAAGAAGAATTGTCGGTGCAGGCCGACCAGTTGCAGGCCAGCAACGGTCAGTTACAGCAAGATCTGAGCTCGAAGATTTATGAAGATGAGCAGGCGGCGGCCAAGATTAACGCCATACAGAAGCAGCTTGAAAATCAGATCAACTATAATGAGGAGTTACGGGCAAAACTGGAAGGTATGAAGGCCACCGGTGCGGGTAATAACGGCAAGGCAGATGGAGAGGATACCACTGGCGGAGTTGATAAGGTGGCGGCTGATGCTGCGTTGTTTGAAGAGAAGAAGGCAAACTTTATTCAGGAACTAAAGGGCCGTGACTTCCAAGATGACAGCAATGGTGGTGCAACCTTCTATATCCCTGATCAGGGAGGCTACATATCCGCAGGGATTCACCATGATGAAACATCCAAAGATGTCTTTGTTAAATATCAACCAGCGAACTCAAATCTACAAAACAAAGCATTTGCATTTACCACCATTGCCGGAATTGATAAGCAGGTTGCCGATGCTTTAAAGTGGATCGACAAGAAGCTGGCGGATTTGAAGAAGAAAGAGGCGAAACAGCCTGATAAGACCTTTGTTACGTCTCCCGACGGCTCCACTGATTTTGGTATGGTCTCTCCTGAAATAGAAAAGGCAAGTGAAGGCAGATTCCCCGCAGCACCTATCCGGCTCGAAGAGGGCGGGGATTATGGTAAAGCCCATATTGCTGAAGAGCGAGTTAAAGAATTTCAGGAATATGGTTACGCAGATGAGCTGGCGGCATTGAACGACATAACCAAAAATTACACAGATATTTTTGAACAGCCAACTGGAAGGCTGTTGTTGGTTAAACGCAACGGAAGAGGCAAATATGCATCCGTAGAATTACAGAATAAGGGGGGCTATTACGGTGTGACTACATGGTTTTTAGAAGACAAGAATCCAAAAAGCAAAACCCCCTACGAAGAACGTGGGGGGCGTAAGCTGCTCCTGCATGTCGCGCATGCTGATGATTCTGACCAACCATCTCAGTTTCCTACCCCCGACGATAATGGCCAGGACGGGGATAGCAGACGCTCTGATGAGAACAGCTCTGATTCAACTCTACCCCCGGCAGATGAGAATGTCAACCCTGATCGTGACCATGCTGCTGAAATTGACATTGCTCTTGCCACTCTGGATGACATAATTTCAGGGAAATACACTGATTCCACAACAATTAGTGATGTTCTGGACGCTGCGGCGGCTAAATTTGAAGAATTCGGAGTTATTGAATTGCCTGAAATAGACGCGAAACTCAACAAAGCAGCCGACTTTTTAACAGGCATTTTGAAAACTGAAGCAGCGGGGGTGATGTAATGGCCCTCTCATTCACTGAAAAACGCGGATACCAAAAGACTGTAAAAACAAACCTCGCTGCCCTTGCAGCGGGGGGAGTTTCTTTCTCTGACAAGCGAAAGATGCAGAAAGAAACCACTGAAGCACTGGCAAAACTCGGAGAAAAGACGGTAGAGCCTGTTATTG